GGTAAGTATGAACTTGGAACACGTAGACCACGTGCTAAACGATTATTGAAATATTTCAAGTCATCAATTTCACCTAAATTCTGTCCACCGGGTAGTAAGTCAACACTTGAACCACGACCATCAGCAGTAACTGGGAAGAAATAATCTTCGTTCATACTCAATGGATTGTATGTAGCATCAACAATTGCTTGTCCACCATACATACTTGGAATACGTCTTTGATGAATCTCATTCTTAATACGTTCAACGAATGCCATTGCCATGTGACTTGGCATGTTACCAACGTCAATCTTAAACACTCTACGCTCCGGAGCACGTTGTACACGATAGATTAATACCGCGTCTTCTAGTAATTCTTTTTGCTTATAAACTTTAAAGATGTTCTCTAAAATAGATTGACCAAAGGGCCAAAAGCGATCCAAACCTTCTGTTAAACTCATGTGAACTACGTGTTTAGAATCAATAGCGGCTTCGTTGAAGCCCAATGTAAATCGTGATCCTGTTGTGTTGTTTGCGCTTGGTACTGTGTATCCACCACCTGCACCTGATCCGCCACCTGTACCACCCATACCAGTTGCAGGATTAGCGGCAAAGTCTGTATTTGTTTTCTGTGCTACTACTAAACTTTCTAAGTTAATGTTTACGTCTTTGATAACATATTGCTCAGGCTTTTTACCTTCACTTTCGTTAACAATAACTTTGATAACTTTAATCATGTCAACCCAATATAACTTAAAGTTCTCTGGGTCACGCACAAATACTTGATCTCCGTACTTTAAACAGTTTCTAAAGATTTTAAAGATACGTGTTTCAAATTCATTTAACTTACACCACTGTTGTAATTGAGTTTTTAGTAATTCAATCTCATGGGGAGTTGGTTCATCTTTAAAATTTAAGTTGAATGGAGTCTTGTTATGTTCATTCTTCTGAGTACTGAACTCAGCGATAATATCCAAACATGCATTAATTTCAGCATCAACGTCCATCATTTCATATTGATTATAACGTTCAATACGATTTGGGTGACCTGTATAAACTTCTGGAAGTCTACTACGATAGTTCTTATAACCAAAATCGTCATTGGTATAACCGTTTGGTGTATTACCTTGTCCAGCATTGCTGTTCCATGCACCAGTTGAAGTTCCTCCACCTAGTGGACTCATTGTTCCGGATGCGTTAACTCTGGTAAATCGTTTCGTGTATGTCATAATGAATAGGGCCTATTGTATATTTAGCGTTATCCCTGTGAATAATTTAATAAATCGGTATCAACTCTATTGCCAAATTTAATCTTATCCAATAATTCATCAGCCTTAGACTCTAACATATTAGTAAATTTCTCTATAATTAGACTAGAAGTATCATCAGAATCTGCACTAACTGCACCTGCACTATCAGATAACAATCCACTTTCTTCAACTTTGTCAAGCAATTTCTTAATAGCATCAAGTTGGTCTTCATTACCTACAAATTCTTTACCATGCAATTGAACAAAGTAACCATCAGATGGACCGGAGAACATACCACCCGTTTTTGCTTTTAGTAATTTACCGCCCTCACTTGCGGCAGCACTAAAGTGCATAGCGTCTTTTACAGATTTCCAATTTCCGCCCCATCCCAATCCTAGCCCTGCGGCTACTTGACTTATATTGGCGGGCATGTCTGTAACTAGTTTAGAACCTAATGGGTTTTCTGCAGGATTAATATCAATGGCAGCACCGTGAGCATGAATACTTTTTACTCCAGGTTTTCCCCGAACATCTCTATCAACATATCCACCAAGACTATAAATCTTATAACCTACCCCATCTAGATAATCAATTATTCCCTGAAATGATGGTGCAAGCTCAGTGTTAACAGCAGTAGATTTACCAGACTTACTTGAAACTTGAGTTAATTTGGGTTTACCTTCAGAAGGTGCTTTAGCCTTTACTGATCTAGTGTCAGGAGCACCGCCCTCACTTTGTGCAGGTGTACCTTTTGTAGGTGGAGTAGGTGGAGTAGGTATTGTTGCTCCTGGAGGTAAATTAGCCGGGGCCGCTCCCTTTTCTTTTTGGTCTTTGGTAACTACTGTTAATTTTTGTTCTGCGTTTACCAAATCTTTATTAATTACTTCTAATTCAGATTTCATTCTAGCAATGTACGCTTTATTGGCTTCTAGTTTTGGATCAAGATTTTCAATACTTTGATTCTTAATTCTGATAGACTCTTTTAATTTTGAAATTTCTTTTTTCAAGTCAGCAGATTGTTGTTCTGGTGATGCAGGTATCTCAATACCCTTTTCTTTAGCCATTTTCTTAGTAGCATCACCAAATAATTCTACAGATTCATTGAATACTTTCATAGCACTAGCCATTGCCAATCCGGCTCCGTCCATTGCTTTGGCAGCGCCGTCAAGTATCATTGCGGTTTCTTGCTGTAGTTGTGCTACTTCAGCATTTTTTTGCGTAGTTTTATCTTTTGTATTTTTCTTAGCTTCTTGTTCAGCATTGATATAATCTGATACATTAGTGTATCCCAACTCTGCGGCTTTCTTTTGAAGTTCAGCCATTCGTGCAGTATATTCTTGTGCTTGTCCAAAACCAGAAGTCATCATTCCACTAGTGTCACCACCAAATCTACCGGTGTCGGCCATCATTGCGGCCTGACGTTCATACCCGGATGCGGCACGTGTTGATAACTCACCGGTGCTAGCACCTTTCTTAATGCCTTCAATCAATCCACCTTTACCAGCAAATTGATTATAAGCTACAGCACTTGCTTGTCCGGTTATACCTCTACCAGCAAAATATTCAGCAACTCCGGTAGCTCCTTTAGTATCACCTGCCGCCTGCAACATTGCGGATGCTTCAAACGCACGTTTCAATTCAGCTAATCTTGCTTGCCCAGCTTCACTTCTATCTTGTTCGGCTGCAAATATTGCCGCACGTAAGTTTTCATTAGCCATCACTGTGGCTCTAGCTTCTTCTAATTCTTTTCTATTTGTTCCAGTTATCATTGATAACTTGTCTAAGTTTTCAATATATTTTGTAGCTCCGACAATCTGTTGTTCTTTTGATCTACCTTCAGCAAGACCCAAACGTTCTTCCTCAGTCATATATTTCATTATATGCTCACGTTGGGCATCACTATTAATACCCATTAGCAAGAATTGTTTATTGAGTTCACTTGATGGTGCGGCTATAGCACTAGCTACTGTTTCAAATCTAGATACACCTTTAGCCGCTGTACCACCAAACAATGCTAAGTCTTTTGAATTATCACCTAATAGTTTATTAAACTTTTCAATCTCGCCGGCGCTTAATCCTACTTTATGAAGTGTATCATAAAGACCACTCATTCCTTTTGCAGTGGTTAAACCCTTTTCACTTAATTGACCATACGATTTATATAAGTCATCATTAAGTTTGGCGCCCATCTCTGTGAGTTTAGTAGCAACCTCCATTGCGGCTGCGGCTGCAGCCAATGCTACTCCGGCAATCTTTAATACAGGACCTAATGGTAATATTAATAGTGCCGCGGCAATACCATATGCGGCTTTAGTTACTGCATCACTGAATTCTCTAGCACCTTTTGCACCCACACTAGCACCGCGCTCACCGTTGTGAATAGCTTCTGCCATTACTCCAAACGATTTTGTTATTCCAGTTACTGCGGCAATACCAGCTTGTAATGCGATAGCACCACCAACACTCTTGCCGGTCATCTCAAACATCTTATCTTGTAATTTTTCAAAGATGCCACTAATACTGTTTACACTGCCTGCTAAAGCTCTAAATTGTTCAACAGGTTTATCGGTTGCTTGTATTAATGCATGTTCTTTAGCAATTGTTTTATCTAATCTTTCTAATAATGCTTTCTGATTAATAGATAATTCTTTTGATGTTTTGACCTCTCTACCACTTTGGTCAATATCATATCCACGACGCTGAAGTTGTTGTTGATATAGTGCTTGTTGTTTGTCTGCTAATTGTTTAGTTTTGCTGTAGGAATTTTCTAAGCTATTAGTTACATTGTCTTGGTCTACGGCTGCTTGATTGTTATCTTTTGCTAATTTCTCTTTAATTTGAGCAGCCATGGGGCCCAATACATCTAAGAAAGTTTCATCGGTTTGGCGAACAGCAATGTTTAAATCGGTAAAACCGTTATCTAACTCTCTGACTGTTTGAGGATCCATTGACATAATATATTTTTACCCTGTTTTTTACCACTAAATATCTTCTAATGTATTTATGAATTAATAAAGTACACACATTTTGGAGAAACTCACATGGACAATAACCCACTAAAAGCATATTTTCGTAGACCTGCAATTTATTTAAAACTTCCTAGCGAGGGCAAATATTATCCACAAGGGTCAGTTGATATTCCGGTTAATGGTGAAGTTGCAGTATATCCAATGACAGCAGTAGATGAGATTACTACAAAGACTCCAGACGCATTGTTTAACGGTAGTGCTGTTGTTGAGATTATTAAAAGCTGTATCCCATCTATAAAAGACCCCTGGGAAATTCCATTAATTGACTTAGATCCTATTCTAGTTGCTATCAGAACTGCAACAAACGGTAACAACATGGATATTACTAGCAAATGCCCGGCATGTGAGGAAGAAGCAAGTTATGGTATCAACTTGGGTAATCTGTTAAGTACATTGCAAAAAGGCAAGTATGATGAGCCATTGATTCTACAAGACTTGTCATTCAAGTTTAAACCATTAGCGTATAAACAAATCAATAAAATTAATCAAGTACAATTTGAGATACAAACCGTTGTAATGGGTTTAGATAGTATTGAAGATGACAATGTAAGAAAACAAAAATCTAATGAGACTATGCAAAAGTTGAATGACTTAAGTGTTTCATTAGTATCTGAAACGATTGAAAGTATTACGACTCCTAGTTCAATTGTAGCTGAAAAGGAATTCATCATTGACTTCCTAAAGAATTGTGAAAAACAGACATTCGAATCACTACGTAATTACGCTATTAAGATGCGTGAATCTAGTGAAATTAAACCACTAAAAATGAAATGTATTCACTGCCAGCATGATTACGACCAAAGCTTAATTCTTAACCCTACAGATTTTTTCGCATAAGGCTTCTTACGTTAGATCCCGGCGGGGTACAGAAGCTAATTGATAACTTGGACAAAGAATCTGAAGATATCAAAAGATCCGCTATCAAATTATCATGGTATATGCGGGGTGGTGCAACCTATGATGATATAATGAATATGTCTGACTTCGAACGTAAATGCGTATTAGAATTAGTAGAAGAAAACTTAGAAACAACTAAGAAGTCAGGAATGGCTTTCTTCTAACTATATCCATAACTGTTCATTTATAACATCGGGTATCTCTTGTAAAGATGAACTTCGTTCATCTAAGAACTCACTTCGTTCGTTCTTTGGGTTTATTCTAAAAGATTCTTTTTAACTTTAATCTTATACGGGTATGATTGCCGATTTGAAGCCATGGTAGTGCAAATTTGCACTACCTTTGGTAAAGGGTTGTTTTGCACGACCGTCATCCATTAGTTGTCTATCCTCATATAATTAGCTATTTCTGCTATCACATGCTACCGGTTACCCTGTAAAGTTTATAGGCTGTAGTGAAGTCTGTCAATGCTATTTCAATTGACGCTTCGGTAACGCACATTCTGTATCATCAAGACAAAGTAGATACAGACTTGTTGAAGGTTCGCTTTTGTCGATTGCCTTCTCGGTATTCCATACACGTATACGTGTACGCTTGCTCCAGTTCCATCAGCTATCTTTCAAGCATCTTCAAGGAGGTCTGACAAACTCAGACAACAAATTTTTACTATATATTAGGTATTGATTGTGAGGATATTATTTGGTTTTGACGTTGTGTCTGTTGATATTGAATATGTTTTTAGTAGTTCTGTGTTTAGTTCAAAAAATGAATCGAATTCAAAAATTGTCCAATCACCGTGTTTTTTAGAGGTATAATACACGAAATTATCACTAACCCATGTTAGTTTGCTTTGTACAGCAACATAGCGACCTTTGCGATTAAATTTCATAAACAATAAGTTTACGTCATATTCATCAGCAACGTCCATGAGTTGGTCTATCCAAGCATCTATTACTTTACAATCCCCTGTAAGTAACAAATGAAACGGAAAATCAGCATAAAATTTGCACTCTATATTCATTCGTTTGAATGACTGACCGGGTACAACATCGCCCTTGAAAGAACGAATTTGACCCTCATGCAAGACTTCTTTGCGTATTTGATTTTTACCGCCCACATATGCTCCGGATCCTGGTGCACGAATGAATGATTCACTATACTTCTCTGAGAGATATTTAGCGATTTCTCGCTCAAAACCGGAGCCTTTAGCTTTCTGTGGACTTGTCATACTGTTACTTATCACTGATTTCATCGTAAGATAAATTCCTTGGTCCATTGATTTTTAAAGGTTGTTAAACCATTATTAATTTTTGTGCAAGAACGCTTACATACTTTATCTGGATTGGAATCCCAAGTAGCGATTAACGAATTAAACCATTCAGTCACATCACCACTGATACTACCTTCAGGTTGTAAACAACAGGGCATGAATCTACCATGTGCATCAACATATATACTCTTTTCGTCCATTGCAAAGCAATCTATACTTCCTTCAGTAGTTATAACATTGTTATAACCAGTTGGTGGTTTTAAATAGTCTAAAGGAAATCTATCATATCGTCTACTCACTTTGGTTCTAAAGGTACTAAATTTTAATTCTTTTGCTAAGTTTAATGCTTTCTCAACTTGATGTTGATTGTATTCAAACACAATCATTTCCCATTGAGCATTGCCTCCTGCATCAATAAATGCAGACGCATTTTTTATAATCTTATCCCATTGAACACCTTGACGATAGATATGATTAGTATCTTCTAGTCCATCTATTGAGAAAACTGCATAGTCTTGCCTGATAGTCATTAATGATGCTAACTCTATCCACCATTCAGGGTTCCTAATACTACCGTTAGTATTAAGACCTATTGTAACATTTGGATTGTGCTTTTTAAAATATTGAAATATTTTTAATGTATCCTGTCCAGCTGCCGGATCTCCATAGACCCCGCACATAAACATTTTGTCTAGTTGTTGAACAAACTTGATAGGAAATAATTCCATAGCTTGTTCAATAGTCATATCGCTATCAACATACTCAGTGGTTGTGCGTAGGCATTGGGGACATTTAGCATTGCACGTAGTTGTAGGTTCTAAGTGCAATATTTTAACGTCATCCAAATTAAACATTATTCAACGTCCACTGCGGTGTTGTAGCTTGTGAAGCCGTTTTCTTTAACAACTTTCAACACATTAGGTACACGACCTGCTAGTTCTTCCCTATGTGAAACAAGCCATATAGATTTCTGTCGTCTCCGGCTCATGTCTTTAAGAATTGCTAAACTGTTCTCAACACCCATTGTGTCAAGACCACTGTCAATCAATTCGTCAATAAACAATGTGTTGATTGGACTATACAATGATTCCCAAACATCACGGAAAGCAAAACTCAAGCCAAGAATCAATCTATTACGTTCACCGCGTGATAGATTATCAAAGTCAAGTTCACGTCCTAACTCTGTAATCTCAACCTGCAAATCATTCTTAAAGATAACCTGATGAGGTAGACCAATCTTGTCTAAGTAATGTGTTAGTCGTGCGTTTAGATAACTCAAGTTCTGGTCAATAATCTTCTTACGAACAAAACTATCTTTGCTAGTTAACAAATCTAACAAGAATTTTTGATGTTCCATTGTACGTGTTAATCTATTGATAGCTTCAAAGTCAATTGCTTGCAGTGCCTGTGTTTCCATTTCAACAACTTGCTCACTATATGGGTCAGTCTCTTGTGATTTATTATCAATTTGATTTAGAATGTTAGAAACTTCACTTGAATGTTTGATTGCCTCTACTTCTGTATCGTAATGAGTAACAGGCTGAGGTCCTAATACTATCGGAGTCAATTCATTTAATTGCTCACTAAATGGATTAGTTTCTTGTTTCTTATCTTCCCAAACTTTCTTTAAGTTAGCTACATCACCACTATGACGAATAGCTTCTGCTTCTGTATTGTACGATGGAGTAGGCTTAGTCCCTAATTCAGTAACTAATGACTGATTAATTGACAATTGACTTTCAAGTTCAGCCGACTCAGCACGGGCATTCTCAAGTACTGTAGTCTTTTCTAATGTAACCTCTAAATGTTTGTCATCATGGAAGTCTTGTCCACAAGCATAGCACTTATGATCCTCAAGTTCTTTAACTTCCCGAACTAATTTATCAATTAATTTTTTTTCTTTTGTGATACTTTTGGTTAGGGCATCAATTATTGTTGCTATAGATTTTTGTTCAGCGGCATCGTGTAGCCACTCTTTTAAATCATTCCAAACTTTAAGTTCAGATTCAATGTCGTATGCATTTTTAAGAGAGTAAGCCTTATGTGCTATTGAAACATCGGTGTTATGTTTCTGTTGCCAAGCAGTAGAACGTGCAACTAATGCATTGTACGTATCCTGTGCTTCTTTTTGTTTTGTCCAAACATTTAAGTCTTTGTGTGCTTGTAACTCTACTTCAATATTAATTTTGCTTAGTTCATCATACTGAAGTGCTAAATTAGTTAAATCATCATCGTGCTTCTTTAACCATAATGTTTGTCTGCGCTTCAGTGCGTCAATCTGTTCTTTGACACGTTTGTTAGCTTCTTCGATGGCTTTAACTCTGAATTCTTCTTGCTGAATATCATCTTTGCTTTTACGAATCATCTCTTTGATGACTTCAGCCTTCTCAGATAGCAACGTGATACCCATTAGTTGTTCAATGATATCTTTCTGCTCATTATTCTTTAATGCTAAGAATGGTTCACTATACGTATTCAGTACAACAATGTGACGGAACATGTCTGCTGACATATTGATAACTTTCTCAATAGCCGCTTGCGTTTCTTTATTCTCACCTTGTTGATCCTCAGAAGCTTTATCCTGAATATCATTAACATAGAACTTAAGAATGTTTGGTTTACGACCACGCTCAATCTTATAGTTAGTACCATTGACATTGAATGTCAATGTAACCATCATGGCTTTACCATTTGTACGATTAACTAAATTATCTTTGCGAATGTTGTTAATGGGCGTACCAAACAATGCATAGGATAATCCTTGAATCAATGTAGTCTTACCTGTACCATTACGAGCACCATCTCCACCTAAGTCTAAATTCTCACCTAGAATAAGTGTTAAGTCTTTTTTGTCAAAGTCAACTGCTTGTGTTACTTGTCCGATACTTAAAAAATTGCGTAAAGTAATGTCTTGTAATGTAATCATAGGTTGTTGTAAATGTCCAAAAGAATCTTTTTATCAAAATTATTTGATTCAATACTATTAATTTGGTCAATAATAATTTGGTCTACGCTTTCAAACTTAAGTCCGTCAGCCGTTTGACCGTTCTCATTTGTTTCTACCTTCATAGGAATCAATGCCATCTCTCTTAGTTTATGTTCTGGGATCCATGTCTCACGCAAGAAGTTAGCTTCTTCGTATGAGATTTCAATGTCAAGATGTACTCTAACATGGCTGTCAATCAATAGCAAGCCTTCAGGGTTTTCTAAAATGTCACTTAGTTTATGAACACGGAACACGGGTTGCCTAGGCCAGGTATGAAATACTGGTTCAGTTCCCCATTCTAAAATCATCATACCACGGGCGTCATCACCTGCATCAGCATAGTTATGTGGGAATGCATTACCAATATACCAAATA